GAACTGTTACTTTATTCGGCATTGGAGTTATTGAAGCTGGAAAAGCTCCACCCGATAAACCCATAATTTTTAGTTTTTAGTTTTTATTTTTTTATTTTTGATTTTATTTTCAACTTTGAACTATCAACTCCGTTTACTGCTTTTACTCTTAATCCATTTATATATACATCGCCAGGAGTAGCACTTCTGACAGTTTCATTTATATTTTTAGACTTTGCAGTAACATCTTTAATCGCATCGGCTTTGCCTTGCTCATAAAAATGATTTGCAATAGTATCAGCATTTCTAGCAGCATAAATTGCTTTGTGATAACCTTCGTAATCTTTAACATTACCTTTATCGTCTAAGAACGTCTTGACGAAGTTTGTTAAATTTGATTGATTATCAGCCACAGTTTCAGGGTTTTGAACATTATAACTAAATCTTTTTTCTCCTAAATTAAACTCAAAACCTTTGAAATCTTTAGTAAAATAATTTTTAGTAGTGTTCTTAAACTCCTCGTGTTGCTTTTTAACGTTTTGTTGTTCGTTGTTGTATCTATTGAAGAACTCCATAGCTTTTTGTTGTTCCTGAGTAACGCCCGGTCTCAACTTGATCTCGTCGTAATATTTACTCTTAGTCTCTTCCAAAAAGTTTTTTGCTCTTGCAATTTCTTCTTTCTTCGCGAGTTTCTTTTTTCTTATATCGCGATCTTCATCTATATCTTCGTCATAATCAAATTTATCTTCCATAATAAATTCAATTTCGTCTTGATCTAAATGAGGTTTAGTTTGTTTATAATACTCTTTTAATAATGCTGTGTCATCTATATTAGTATAATCAGCATTTAACCTAACATAATCATTGATATCTCCACCAGTTTCTTTCATAAAGTTAACCAGTTTTTCTACATTTTCTGGTAGATTAATTTCTGGTTGAGGTTCTGGCTCTGGAGCTTTTACTTCTTCTTTAGCTTCTGGCTTTTCAGTAATCTCAGTAATAGTGGCTACTGTTTCTTCTTTTTTCTCTTCGGTAGCTTTCGGCTCTTCGACGTGTGTTTCTCCCATCTCTCCGCCATCTTTGGGAAGTTCGTGTACATCCACTTTCGTTGTGCTTGACTCTGGAATGGCATCTTCTTCTTTTTTAGGTTCTTCTTTTTTAGCTAAATCTAGCTTTACTGTTTCTTGCGGTTTTTTATTTGCAAGTTTTTTAGGTTTCTTTTTTATTTTAAACTCCCCTTGTTCTAGTTCACCTGTAGGAGTTTCTTTTATTTCTTCTGACATAATATAATATAATAATTAATAATGGTGTTTATCCAGGACCCATGTTTTGTAATCCAAAGCCTCCTGCTTCATTATCACCTTCAGTTTCAAAATTTGTTGGTAATAAATCATTTTGTCTTTGACTAATCATTTGACTCTGTTGAGTCGCTTGTAATTTAGTTCGTTTATCTTTTCTATCTTCAATTTCTTTTTCTCTAGCTGCTGTTACTTGAATATCTGCTTGAGCTAATTGCATATCATATTGAAACTTTTGTTCCATTAATTGCTTTTTAATAACAGCTTCTTGTTCCATTCGTTGTATTTCAAACTGTGACTTAGCTTGTTCAAATTGAATGTTAGTTTCAGCTACAGCTTGTTGTTTTTGCACTTCATTCATTGCAGCTCTCTCAGCTTGCTCGGCATTAGCCTGAGCTTGCATTTGAATATTTGCTTGTTGCGCAGCTTGATCTTGTTTAAGTTTTTTCTTTCTACGTTGTTTAAGTAAAGCATTAGCTAGTTTAATATTTTTAATTTCTCTTATATCTATAGCATCTTCAAGATATATTTGATTCTGTTGCAATGCCATTTGTATATTTTGCTCTAACATTGCTTTTTGCTCTTCATCTGGTTCTAATTCTAAGAATATACCAAAATCGTGTATATTAAGCGTGGCTAATTCTTCTAATGTAGCCGCATTATAACGTGATACACTAGACTCCAATGATGCTCTAGTTAAAGGGAACATTAATGCGTCAGCTACTCTAAGTGTTATATTTTCACATGTTCTAAGAGTTAAAAATAAACTAGCTTGTAATATATGTCTTGTAGCAGTATTACTATTAGCTGCTGCTAATTTCTGTAATCCAACTAAAGCATTTTTATCTGGTTGACTACCATCTCTAGCTTCATTAAGTCCGGTTACATCTCTTATCATTTGTAAGTAATATTGATAAGTTTGTATTAAACTTTGGATTTTAGCACCACCAGAAGATGTTTGTAGTTCTTGTATTGGAACTTTACCACGGTTTGGATCTCCATCTTGAGTTAATGATCTCCCAACAATAGAACCAGTTTGGAAGTACATATTAAGCGCTTCTTGCGGATTGTAATTAGTACCATTACCTAAATCTACTTCAGCTAAACCATCTACATCTAAGTAAACACCATCAGGTACTATCCTAGACATTACTTGTTGCAGTTTAAGATGCGTAAGTTGAATCATATCAGCAAAACCTGTAATACGAGACACAAGAGATTCTATACGCCCTTTATACATTCTAGGAGCACAAATATTGTAGTTCATATTTACTTTAACAGTGTTAGCTATAGGTCTTGTCATGTTCTCAGACATCTCCCATTTAAGCATTTCAGGATGCCCTAAAATCTTAGCACCAGTATATAATACTTCTATTGCTCTAAAAGCTTTCTTAAAGTTTTCACTTTCTGGTGGATTAAAACTATCAGTTTTTTCCAATGCTTTTTCTAAACCGTTTGGGGTTTGCTTTATTTTAAAAACTTGATTAGCATAAGTTTTATATTCAAAATATAATACTTGAACGTTATTGTTATTATCTTTACCGTTCCAGTTTCTTAAGTACTCTTGATTACCAGGATATTCTTGAATTTTCTTTAATTGATCAGCAGTTAAATATGGAAATTCTTTTTTAAGCTCTACTAAACTAATAGATTTAACTTCACCAACATAATATATATCTTCAAAATTAGGATCTTCAGTGTATGAATAAACAAGATTAACCGGATCTACATAATCAACTGTAACCCCTTGTGATCTATTAAAACTAGTTTTTACAGCACCAATACCTAAAACAGTTAAATCATAATTAAATCTTTGTCTTACTAAATCATATTTATTTTTAGCTAGTACATCGTTTATAACTTCTTCTTCTGCTATTTCAATAGACTGTTTATAGTCAAGCTGCATATGAACTTCTAGTTCATCTACGTTTTGAGGAGCATTTTCTCTGTCTTGACTTGAAAACAAGTTTTGACCAGTTACTTCTTGAACTTTAGTTAAAAAAGCTTCAGCATTAATATCTCTTAATAAACCTTCAGCATATTTAGTTCTTTTATATGTAGAATCAGGATCTTGAGCGTATGAGTTTATTTCATAGCTTCTTTGAGATATACCATTTACTACAATGTCAACAAACTTAGGTATAACAGGAACAGGTTTCCAATCAAGATTTAAATAAGATAAATCCCCATTAATAGATAATTCATCTTTATATTTTTGTATAGATTGCTCACCTCTAGCATATAATCTTAAATTATGAAAATTATTATAGTTCGTATTAAACCTATAAGCACCACGATAATTAGTAAACCATTCACCTTCAATAGCTCTACCTACTTGAAGACCATACTCCCACGTTGCTTTTTCTGCATCTGGTACTACCTGATCTGGGAAAGCGCTATTTGTATTTGTATAAATTTGCATCTATTTTATTATTTTTGAAATTGATCCTTTATTATCATATCTTTTAAAACCTAAATTAACTTTAGTTCTTACAGTGTCTTTATTAGGTTTATACTTATTTTTATTACAAGCCATAATAGCAAGTCCAGAACTTATAGAGGCATCATGCTTTGTTCTATTGTTAATATTGAACTTAGCCCAATCTTCTAATGTTTTTTGCATATACATATCTCCATAATCTTCACCTAAAAATCCTACGTATTCCTCAATATAAGTTTCTATAGCAGCAGCATGTGCTTGTTTAATATCTTCACTAGAATTTGGTATACCACCTACTTCTTTTTCTGCAGTAGAAAGTTTATTCCAAACCTTATCAGGACGATTCATTGAAAACCCTCTATAACCTCTACGCTTTAAATAGTATAAAAGTCTTGGTTTGTTATTTTCACAAAGCAATGGCATTCCATAAAATACTAACGCCATAAGAACATCTTCAAAGAATGTTTCTGCTGTTTGTGGTCTAGATATATATTCTAGAAAAAAATGGTTTGGTGGCGCGTCTTCCATTGAGAATTTAGTTAATCCATGAAGCGCTCCATTAGAACCTTTCCCATCCACAGTACCACTAATGTCATAACTATCACAACCAAAAGCTCCAACGTGTTCATTTCCAGGATACTTAACTCCATTTTTTATAATCACTCTATTTTGAAGATTTTTAGATGGAACCCATGATATTAAAAATCTACCATCATTATTTGGGTAAAATATTACTTTACTATCTTTAATTCCGTTTTCCCATTGAAAACTTCCTCTAGTTACAGAAGCGACATTATGAATTTCTTCGTTGTAATCTATCTGCTCGTATATTTTAACTAAATTAAAAAGAGATTGTTTTGTTTCATCTCTGAAAGCGTGTTTCTCTGTACGCGGAAATTGTCTATAAAATTCGTTTAATCCGTCTTGGTCTCCTTTGAGTCCTTCAACTTCGTTTTCCCAGTGTTCGATAACTCCGAGGTCAATTGGCGTTCCATCGATTCCAGTGACTGGAGTTTGTGGCGTATCGAAGACAGGTAATCCATAA